GTAGCCGTCTGTGCTAAAAAAACACCCTCATCCTTGCTTGACTTGCGTAGGTTGCATGCTTTACATAACACTTGAAGATTCTCTAGATCATGAGTGCCACCCACCTTGCGTGGGATGATGTGGTCAATGTGCAATGGCTCTTCATCACTGCCACAGTAACGACAGATGCGTCCATCTCTATCGAACACTCGCTGCTTATGAACTCTATAGCGCCTTGAGTTCAGCTTGTCTAATGCCATCCGTACTTACTCCAATGATCTAATGCAATGCATGGCTCACCATATCTATGGCCTATGTAGTCTAATCCCCATTGTATCTGTTGATATCCATTAAGTGTTGCAAGATGCTTACTCTTACCTTGAGGAATACCTATATGTGATCCATTTTTAGCTGCTGGATTCCATGCTGATTCTTTACCATATAAGACAGATAGACATTTATATTGCTTTGGATTATCTAAGATGATAGATGCATATTCTTTATAGCTAACATATCTTTTTATATGCACTGGTTCAGAACTACCTGCATAAGGCTCTATGCATAGAGCTATCCCAATAGCTACTAGCACCCCGCAAGCTACGCCCCGAAGGGGCTTGCGGTGAGCCTTTGAGAGGCTCTGCGCCGTTAGCGTACCATACCGTGTCAAGATGTGCATAACTATGCTCCTAACTAAGCGTGAAGTGAAGTATTGCCCCTACTTATCCACAGGTGTTAATAACTTATTTATCTTTACCCCATCCAGAACCTTTGAAGATTGCTCCAACTGGACTTATTAATTTGCTCATTGGTTCATTACAATAAGTGCATAGAACTGTGGGTTTGTCATGCCAGCCATGATGCAGCTCATTCTTTAATCCGCATCTTTCGCATTTGTAATCGTAGGCTGGCATGTAAGGCATCTCCCAATCATCCATGAACCACAGCTGCATCGCTCGATGTCAGTCTCTTTAGGTTCTTTATCTAAGTGTCCGTACTTTAATATGAGTAGTGGCAAGAGATCAGCTAATCGGATGATGCAGGCATACTCCGCTGCATCTTCTCCCTGCCCATTTAGCCGTATGACTCCGAATCCCAATTCCCCCGAAATGGATGTCCGAGCCTTTAATTGCTTTATGTACGCAAGCGGTTGAAATCCAGCGCGGGCTTTGACTTCAACATCGAATGGTACATTGACAATATCCTTGCCACTACCCCTTCCCACACATGCGCCCTGCCACTGAGTCGATAGGTACTCAGCTACAACTCGCTCTGTGCGAAAACCTCTGTGCTTCCTTGCTTGACTAGCCATTAACTGCTTTGCACTTACTGCACTGCCATGTAGCTGAAGGCTTAATCAAACCATCCTGAGCCACTGTAAATGTTAGATCGTGAATCATTGTAGGTGCATTACATAACTGACATGGAATCTCATTGACTAGCGGTACATCATCAAGATTGACCCAGCCATAAGGCGTATGAACTTCGATGTAACCCATTATACCCTCGCTTTCTGCGGTTCCCATTTTCCGCTGCTAGATATTACATACCACCGAGCAGGACAACTTGGTGTGCCACCCGTTTGTGACTTGACAGGACACATAAAGCCACCCCATTGCTTGCCATTCTTTTCACCAGTTTTCCAATCCATAGCACCATGATCACACGTCTCACTGGGTGATTGGATATTAATAACCTCTGCAATGACTGCCTGCTCTTTGAAAGATGTATTCCAGTAATCAACATCAACTGGTACAGGATTTGGTACAACCTGCAAAGCAGGATGATTAGGTGCAACCTTGCTCATTTCTTCTCTGCTAGGACGCTTTCCTTTAGGAGCATAACCCGCATTTGCAAGTGCTCTGCCAATTGCAGATGTCTCGCAATTCTCCAGTGCAGAAGTTTGATTGACACCGCGAGTGCTAACTGTTTCCTCCGCGTACCCTGTTGCCCATGCGATGCTATCTTGGCTAGTCTTATAGAGATATGCCTTAACAATATATCTACTAACTTCCACAACTTCCAACTCAGTGCTAATGCGAAAATCTGGATAGTCCTTAATAAACTTTTCAAGTCTTACCTCCACTGGCTCATACTCTGAAAGATTAAACATATAATTCATTCTCCTCTGTAGCTAGTTGCCCCATTAGAGCAATATAGGCTGCTCCATCGATGTAATTATCTGGCTTATCGACTGTACCTGAACTGGCTCTGGCAATCTTGATGAGCGCGAGTATTGCACAGACTTGATAGTCCTCGACTGGGTGCTGTAAGTATGCACTGATGAGCATTGCTGCGTGTTGCATGTTATCTGCTGGGTGGCCGTAGTCGTTAAGACCACGATCTTGAATGATGTCGGTTGCACTCTGTAGAATCTCCTGATACTTCATTCTTGCCAGAAATCTGCTCGATTGACTGCTCTGCCTTTATGCCATCCATCGCGATGGCCACGATCATAGGCTTCTTTGTAAGATGTAATTGCCATTACTATAAAACTGATAGCTGCACCAATAAGGCAGATAATCAGCAACTTCTCATTATTTGTCATTTTGTACCTATCTGTGCCAATGCCCTTGATTGGCTACAGGATTAGTGTTGCATAGAGTCCAGACTAATTAACGGACATTTAGATAACGAAACGATAACGATTCTTAGGCGTACAGCTTTCCATACAATGTGAATGACCCATCCTTATTTATAGGCACTAGCATCGGGCTAACGCGGTCTCCATGTGTCTCAATGACTGCCACGCTCATCTGCCAATTAGCGCTTCCAGCCTTCAAATAAGAGGCTTTCTTCTTGTCCATAACATTTCCTGCCTCTAAGCCCCAAAGAGTCCTGTATGAGGCTCCTATGCCCTCTGTGAAGGCACTAATGCCTGCCCTGTGAGTGTGACCACAGACTACAGACTTGCCGAACTTCTTAGCCAGACCAAGAGCTGTGAGTCCAGCATTGGAGTTCATTGATCCTTCATCGCCATGAACTAAGACCCATCCCTTATGAAACTCGAATGGTCTTTTATGGAAGCGGATTCCGAGTCCGTTGAAGTCCATAAACTTTGCGTATTCCAGTTCTGGTAATCCGATGAGGCTAGGTGCGCGTAATAGTGTGTGGTATAGGCGGTCTGTGTGATTGCTCCGAGTGACATCTGTTGTGCCGAGTTCATAGAGAATATCCTGCGCAAGGCTTCTGTCAGCATCTAGCGTACCTTCCCACTCCAACTTAGTACCTTGAGCCCAGCGAGACTGGCTCTGCATATCTAGTTCATCGCCTGTGTTGAGAATCAGGTCGAACTTCTCTCGCTTTACTAACTTGATAAGATTCTTAACAGCTTGCTCATGGTGATATGGGATTTGTAAATCCGATATAACAAGATAGCGGGCTTTAATCATCGTCCTCATCTTCGTAATTGCCGAACTTCTCTGGATCGACAGGATCAGGCAATATCCAAGCAGGATAGGATTGAGGTTCAGTAATCATGAACATGGCTACATCTTCTTTGAAGCCTGCTCGCTTAAGACTACAGAAATACTCATAAAGCCCAATGCAATAAGCATCTAACTTTGAGTAGCCTTGTTCCTCTAATGCCTTCGTTGCTTTTCTTGCCATAGCAGAATGTTACCTGTCTAGTAAGATGTTATAGATTTCATCGACTCGTGTGTTGAGTCTTTTAATCTCAGACAAGAGATGCGTAATGACATACCCAGACAGGCCACCGATGATTGCGAGTGTCGCTAGGTATAGCGTGAAGAAGTCAGATTGTGTCATTTTTTAGGAGTCGCATATCCAAAGACACCAGCTAATACAGCCCAGAGAACTGCGCGATAGTCAAGTGCAAAATTAGATGCAGCCCAAGCTGATAGAAATGCTCCAGCAGTAAGGACATAAGGGTTCTTCATATTCATTAGTTTGCTCCTAGCATAGGTATCTGAAAAAACTCACCCAGAAGGTCAGCTTCTTTCTTAAAGCTGACATGCATGTGGTGAGTGTGTTTGTTAGCCCCTGTGTAGTTACGCCACTTCCAGTTAAGGATGGGAGACGCAATCCTGCCGTTAAAAATAATGTACGAGATGCGCTTTTCTGTCTTAGACTTGCAACTGATTCGAAGCTGATCTGCAAGGTCTGGCATGATATGCGGTTTGACTCCTGCACCGAATAGGTCTGCATCAAGGTCAATGGCACGAACCCAGCCCTGCTCATCTGGATTATGATCAGACTTGCGAGCAGCGTGTCGGGTATCACCGACCCAACCATCCGATGCCCTATCACGATCTGGGAAGGAATCATCTAACTGCTCTCTTAACTGGATTGCAGCTTTAGAAAGTCGCGGCTTCATGTTCGACATTGGAACATTCCCATCGCTTCAAGTTATTCAACAACAATTCCTCATGATTACATTGAGGCATAGGGGCAATAAAAGCATCATCTATTGGGTCGTATGTATAACCGATACCTGCATAGTTAAATCTTATGTTGCCGTTGTAACTTGTCCGCTTGCAAGTTTGACCTTTAAAATTGCCATACCAAACCTCAGGCGCTAGACCTTCAATAGTTTCTGTCTCGTCAATACCTACAATAACTTCTGTAACTATATTATTACTATCTAAAAATGCGTAGTGTGCCATTATACCCAGCTCACATTCCCAGTGCCCGCAGTAATAGTAGCTCGCTTATATCCACCACTAGCTGCACTTACTGTTCCTGTTAAACCTGCGCCAATAGTTATTGTTTTAGAGTCAGGGTATCTTAAAATGACAACACCCGAACCACCCGAACCGCCTGCTAAAAATGAACCGCCTTCACTAGCTCCACCGCCACCAGCTCCTAGATTTGTTGAGCCATTAACGCCTGCGCCACCATTTGAAGCTCCAGCGTTTCCACCACCACCTGAACCGCCTGTTCCAACAGTTCCACCATAGAAAGTTCCGCCTCCGCCACCACCAGCGTAAATAACACTTGATCCTGTTATGGAAGTAGCAACACCGTTGCCACCGTTTCCACCTGTTGAATTTGTTCCGTTGCCACCGACTGCACCAGCTCCACCGCCACCTGATTGACCATAATTAACATCGTCAGTAACTGCAAAACCGCCAGCGTAACCTTGATTAGCCGTTCCAGCGGCTGCGCCTGTAATTCTACCGCCTCCGCCTGAACCACCTGTTAAACCTGCAAAACTACCTCTAGAACCACCACCGCCACCGCCCGTGGAAGTAATTGTTGAAAATACTGAATTGCTTCCGGTACTTCCTTGAACTGCGCTACCGCCAGCAGTTCCACCTGCACCACCTGCTCCGACTGTTACTGTGTAATTTGTCGCGTCACTTAATGTTAAAGCGGTTTCTAATGAACCGCCACCGCCAGTTGCCGTAACTGTGCATCGCAAACCACCTGCACCACCGCCACCACCGTAAGCGTTTCCGCCGCCACCGCCACCAGCAACTACTAGATAATTTACAACTAAAGGTGCAACGCCTTCACCCAATAATCCAGCTATTGTATTAAGCATTATGCGATTGCTCCGACAACATACCAAGTATCTGTAGCTGTTTTAATACAAGCTGCTGTTTTATATTGTGCTAGGGTAGGAGATGCTGCTACTGCTCCAGCACTAAGAACAGTTGTAGTGCCAGAAGTAACTGCACTAATTGTGACTGCTCCTGCTCCCTTATTAAGTATTGTAATAACAGTACCCACTGCAAAAGCAACGGATGCGTTAGTAGGAATCTTAAATGCCACAGCTGTGGCTTTATTCATGGAAATAAGAGCCTGATACTGATCTGCTAGGACAGCAGTGTAATCAGCAGTGGCATCGGTATTAACAGTAAAGGCAGTAAGCCCATTCATGTTTGTAGCCGAAAGGACATTGCCTGTTGAAAATGGGAATCCGCTTGCCATAGTTGCTCCTTAGTAACTTAAAACGCTAGTGCCTAGAATACCGTATAATGTCGAGTCCAGTATGAAAGCATCGATGATGGGTTCTGCTGTGGTGAAATTGACTTTCCAACTATCTGGTCTGATTTGATGGCTGACTCCAAAGACCTGTTCAGTCTTAGTCAAAGTGGAGTTAGGTTGAGATGTTGTAACTGTGATTGGATCAAAGAAATCTAGGTCTAGGCCAGCGATAGTGCCAGCGTCATAGTTATCTTGCTGTAAATCTAGGGTGAGGCTATCGACTCGCACTGCTGTGTCCTTACGAGATGCGACAAAGGCTTGAGCATAGTTAAGAGCTTCTGCGTCTGTTTGCATAAGAAGGCCAGATTGGTTATATGAGTGGGTGAAGTATTGAGCAATGGATGCAGAGTCTGAGACAGTCTGGACTGAACCGCCTGTACGGGTAATAGTTGCAAGGTTGTAAATCTGAGTATCGTCAAAGACCCACAGAACATTGCTATAGCCAATGCCAGAGCCATCATCGGAGAATACTTTAGGAGTACCAGCCACAGAAGTGCTAGTAACGCTACGATCTTGGAAGGTTGCTTTGCCGTCTGCCGACATGTAGATAGCACCGAACTCAGTTGTGGCTACTGTCTGAAGGGCTGAGAGGGCTGTTCTTTGAGTTGCAGGGTCTGCCTGAACTGTGGTCTGCCCTGTGTCAATATCGCGCATAGATGCAGGCCAGCCAATAGTGTCCAGAATCTTTGTCACGCGTGAGCCAGTAGTTTCACCTGCTGTTGCTCCAGTGACTCCAAAGAACTGAGCGTTCTGGAATAGACGAAATCCATCGACTGCTGTGATAGTCGTATAAACCAAATCTCCAGTAAATCTAGGAGTGCTAGTTGTGTAGGCGGTAATGTAGCCAGCATAGATTGGGTAAGTTACTCCCAAGTAGGTTGCAGTAATAGCAATCTTGCGCATAGGGCTCAAGTAAGAATAGTAGGGCGAGCTAGTGTTCTGGCTGTTGAAGTCTCCATTCTGGTCAAGAATGCGAACAGATGCAGTGCCAGTATTAAATTGCTCAGCTGATAGTTGTCGGCCTCTATTGGTTGAGATGGTATCAATAAGGTCTGAGACATCCACAATAAGAGCTGTGGAATCTGCCAATACATCCAGACTTCCCAGTTGAGACTGATCTAAGATAAACGGGTTGCCAAAGGTTGCGCCCGTTGAGAAGTTAATAATTACATTGATTACTGGCCGACTCATAAGGCTCCAGCAGTAGTGAGGTAGTCTCCCTGCTTATTAAGTCTAATAACTACATCTTGAATGAGACCAGATAATTCATCTGGATTAGCAATGGTGTTCGCATAGATTTTAATATCGTAATTACGATCACCTTGTTGGTTAGGGTTATATGTAATGCCAGCACCTGATGTAACACCATTTGGGAAACCATTACTGATATTACGGTCAGGGTTTTGGCCAGGGTTGTAATCTACTCCAGGTATTCCTACGGGTGGAATAGGCTTGCCAAGTATAGGACTTACAGGGCTAACAGGCACAACTGGATTAGTCACGCTTGGAGTTTTACCATTATTGATAATTGTTAAAAGACGAATAGCCTCATTCAGATTGGCTAGGTTGATTAAGTCTTTAGGTAAGAGAGAATCAAGAAGGACTTTAATGTCAGCCAGTTTAAGGCTTTGATTAGTTAAAGCATTGTAAATCTTCAAGTCTGCATTGAGTTGGTTAGTTGCAGCAGTAATGCGGGCTTCATCTTTAGATGCAAGGGCATCTTCAAGGTTGGCAATATCCTGCTTAATCTTTAGGCGAGCAATGTCATTAGTAATGGCTAGTAGTTGAGCCTGAGAAGTTGCCTTACCTAATTGCTCGGCTTGATTGACCATAGCAGCTTGAAGCTGGATGGCATCCATATTGAATAAGTCAGTGCCCTTATTAAGGGCTAAGTTGGCTTTGTCAATAGCAGCAGATAATTTTTTGTCAGCAAGAATCTTTGCTTGAGCCTTTTGTTGGTCTTGAGTTGATTTAGTTACGGCTTTTTGATTTTTAAGATAAGTGCCAGACTGAATTGGATTTTTAGATGGAGCAGGTTTCTTTAATCCCATTAGACCAGTTGGATCTCCTGTAACAATAAGATCAACAAATGGCGATGTGTGTTCAATAAACCAAGCCAAAGCACCACTTGTGGCTACAATAGGTGTGCTTAAGGTTTTAATTACTTTGGAAAGTGTTACTAATAAAGCAGCAGCATTAGTCGCTGCTGACTCCATATCCGTTGCTAAACCGCTAACGGAAGTATCTTCACCAAGAATCATCAATGCATCAATAATGCCCTTGCCAATAATTTCTTTTACATTTTCAGATGCAACACCAAGTTTGGCTATAGATCCAGCAAAGGTAGCAGCGGATTCAGCAGCTGCACCCTTAAAAGTTTTGGCTAATTGGGCAGTGACTTCTTCAAAGGATTTAGTTTTTAAGTCTGCCTTAGATATGCCTACACCTAATTTAGAAAGTGCAGTATTGGAACCTAAATAGGCCTTTGATAATGCGGAAGTGACACTCCCTAAATCTTTTGAAGTGGCTGCACTAATATCTAGAGCAAGATTAAGAAGTTTTTGAGTTTCTGCTGTGTCTCTAGTTGCTATTGCTAGAGTCTGATAGGCAGGACGCAATAGATCATCTACTACACCAAACTCACTTTGAAGTCGCTGGATGTAGGATTCTGCTGAAGCTGCATCACGCTCTAAACCAACATTTTTGAGAGCCAGTGCTAATTGCTTTTGAGCCTTCTGGTCTTTGGCTGCTGCCTGTACTGATGTTTTGGCATAACCAAGAACAGCAGCTGCACCAAAAGTTATTCCAAGTGTTTTGCCTAGATTTAATGCAGATTTAGTAAGTGTGTTAGTTGCTTTATCAGCTTGCTTAAAAGCCTTAGCTCCAGTGAATTCCGCTGCGACATCAATCAAAATAGTCATGCTGTTGCCTTCTTAAAGTCGCTGTTGGCCTTTTCAATAGCTCTTAAAACGCCATCTCTGGCTGCGCCTCTATCTTCATCATATGCACGAAAGAGAACTGCACCCTGCTCTTTACCTTGCCCCTTAAACTCTGATCCATACTTGTTTCTTTGATTCTGGACGAATCGGCTAGATGGAGTCCTGCGACCCATAGTTTCATATATTGCACCAGCTGCGGATTTATTGAATAAACGCGCTAATGATCTAAAGCCTCTGTTGTTAGGCTTAGATGGAGTGGTCTTATATGAAATGCCTCGTCTTGCCGTGCTGGCATCATAGAGTGGAAATCTGCCATTGTAATTCTCGCGTGAGCGCCATCCGCTAAGGATTGAGCCGTTATCTGGCAGATACCCTTTAGCGACCTTCACAACGGGTTTTAAGGCTGTTGCAATCTCTTTTGGCATCTGTTTAGCCAAGTCTGGAGTATAAGCGCGCAGAGCCTTACGGAGTTCAATACCGCCCTTTACGCTTACTGGCATCTTGAATCTCCTTTGCTTCATCTTTGAGACCCTGCAACAAGGCTTGAAGCATTATTGGGTCTAAATCTATAATCTGCTGTGGCGCGATTCCCAACCTAATGCTCAAGCGAGCTATTAAGTAGGTGAATGGTAAATCGCGCTTTAAGCTAAAGGGTCTGAGTCCAGCACCTCGACATTTTTAAGTGTCTCGATAAACTCGACCCCGAAAGGCTTAACAGTTTCACCTGATCTGCGTAGAACTTCCCATGCAATCCAATAGACATCCGTCTGCTTCTCGTCATCACGAAAAGCCTTATGAAAGCCCTTTTTAGCGTATTGCTCAAACGCATACTCCACTGCTGGAGTAATCTCGCCTTCGATTACGCTTCCATCTGTACGAACTATCTTTAGTTTTGCCATGAGCTGCCCCTTTGTTTAATTGTTTAGAATGAACCTGTTGTTGCTACTGCAACTGTTGAGTTAGCAGTAAATGTGATTGACTGTGTGCCAACATCGCCAACAGCACCATTGATGTCTGTTGTGTTGTTGATTAGGAGTGAAACAGTATAAAGAGGGTTTGTCGCAGATACTGCTGTTCCCTTAGTCTGTAGGAATACAGCTGTAACTGTTGTTCCCCAAGCAGCTTGAAGTGTCGCAAGGACATTCGCTGAAGCTGTGTCATTAAGGAAGTCGATTGTTACAGATGATGATTCCAAGCCTTTAACGAACTTGTGAGCGGTGTCACCCATTGCAGTTACTTCAAGTTCATCGAATACGCGGTTGATTGTTACTGCTGTTACATGGTCGCTAAGATCAACTGAGTTAATCTTCACGCCCACATTATTATTTAGAAATACAGCCATGAGATTATTCCTCGTCCTTCTTAGTAGTTACTGGCTTTGGTGCTGTTGGTGCTACCTGCCCGATTTTGATCAGGAAGGCTTCGTTTTCTTTTTCCCACTCGGACATTTTAACTCCAACTCGTTAGGATAGATACTGACATCTCGCAGCTGAGAAGGTCTCCCGAAGCAGCATTGAGAACACTAGGTGCGCTTATCGCACTTACATTATAGACCAGAGAAGATGCAGCGAGTTTGTTAAACACTCCAACCACAAAATCTTCTATGCCGTTAAGGTTGCCTTCATTATCAAAAAGTGGAGTAGTAATAATGAGCTTAAAATTGGCAATAGGGCTAATAGTGATGTGCTGATTATTGTTAGGTGAGATGTATGGATCATCTGGACTGACGATAACTGAATTAGCCAATACTGTGGCAGGCGGGAATGCAAAGGTCTGCCATTTTGTGTTATCGACTAGAGCTGTGGCAAGTGTCGTTCTAAGTGTAGTGATAGCAACTGTCATTATCCCACCATCGAGCGTGGGTCTAGTGCGTGGGCTATCAATCCTCGCACCTTAGCGAGAAGCTGTGCGCTCATTCGATAAGGGGAAGGCTGGAAATCGACAAGGTTGGAACCCGAAAGGGTAGCGGTTCTGGCTTGCCAGATTTCTGTGCTGACCATTACGGCAGCATTTTGAACAGCAGCGTCTAAAGTCCAGTCAGTTGTAATATCGCCAGTAACTAAACCAGCAGGAAAAATTGTGTTCTTATCTATTGCACTTGCAGCACTTATTGTGTATGTAA